CCCGCAGCTGCACTTGCGCCGCCAATAACGGCACCGTCTACGGTCCCCCCGTTGATGTCAGCGGTCGTCAACACAGAAGACGCGATGGTGACTACACCAGAGCTATCTGCGATGGAGCCTGCGGCGGTTCCATCCTTAGCTTTTAGATTGGTGACCTCAATGTTCGTGGTATCCACCGTAGTGGCGTTAGCGGTCGTGAACGTGCCCGCAGCTGCACTTGCGCCGCCAATAACGGCACCGTCTACGGTCCCCCCGTTGATGTCAGCGGTCGTCAACACAGAAGACGCGATGGTGAACACGCCACTAGAGTCGGCGATAGAAGCCGAAGCGGTACCATCTTTAGCCTTGATATTGGTAACTTCAAGGTTCGTGGTATCCACCGTAGTGGCGTTAACGATCTCAGTCTGGCAGGCTTCCACATTAGTGCCGTCGCAGAAGAGAAATTGCGTCGCCCCGTTAGCAACGGCAACACCTGTACCGCTAGACGTCTTCAGCGTTACAATCTGCCCGGAAATGTTCTTTAGTATGTATAGTTTGGCGGCTGCTGGGCAAATAATAGTAGCAGCCCCCGCTGGCTGCCCCGAATTATCGTCAGCAACAAGCATGGCACAGCGAGATTCAGACGTTGTCCCATCCGCAGTAGTCAGCGTATGAGAATTTGAACTCCAAGTGTTTATAACGGCTAGACCAGCGATAGCCTGCTCCACCATAGAAGTGATGTTATTGTTTACAACATCGCCCCATGTACCACTTAGCTCCCCCGCAACAGGCAGAGCCAGCTTTAGTGTACTTGTATATTGTGTCGCCATGGTGCGCCCCTAAGCTATCCGAACTATTGCAGTGCTAGCGTCTGCCGTCGGGAATTGAACGGTAAAACTATCCGCAACGGTGGATTTATCGCTGCCGAAGTCGAGGACCGCCACAGCGGGGTTGCTGCCGCCAGATTGATATATCAGCGCCCCCCTAGCCGTAATAGTCGCGGTAGACCACGTGGTGTCGCTAAAATCTAGGAAGGCAGTGGTCCCGGAAGTCGCGGGGGCTATCACAGTCAGGGTGTTCCCCCCGGCTGTATACCCCGCGCCTACAACCTCATTGGATGAAGTGTACGCCGTAGTGTCCGCGTTCAACGTAGCAGCCGACGTAAATAGCGCGATCTTGAACGTTTGTGACGTGTTGGAACTAAAATCCATCTCGCCATCGAGAAGGGCTTTTTTGAACGACGTACACATAGTTTGAGTGATTGCCACTGCCTGCCCCTACGTAACCGGTTGTCGGTATTGCCCAGAACGGTAAGCATCCTCTCGAAGCCGCCCATCGCCTAACTGTTTGAGCAACGCCATTGATTGGGCGTATAGTTTCCCATACAAGTCTATCATGTCTGCTTCACCTTTAATAAAGCGGATAGCCTGCATGAGTGCGCCATTTAAGAGCGCGGAGTCAAACTCATCCCCGAGGTAAGTAGTGCCCGCAGTAACAATTGTCGTTGGGTAGTGGCCGTAATTTAGCTCAGTAACGTAGTTAGCGTCCGGCGTAGGGCCTAACATAAAACTGCCATCGGAGAAGTACGCGTAGTGGACCGGCAACCCGCCAGGAGAAGCTGCGGGGTAGGCTTCGCGGATGAAATTGACATCCTTATTGAGCAGGAAGTGGTATTGCCCACTACCGTCCACAACGGCCAAGGAGTACGTCCACAGGAAGTCGCTAGGCGTACTAAAATAGCTGTTGCCAGACGTCACAGCCCCCGTTGCACTTTTGCGGAGCGCCGGAATCTGCACAGCGTTATATATTAACTGCTCCGCCTGCTCAGTGAACATAGCGAGCTGGTCAGCCGTAAAGGTCGTCTCACAGATGTCTTCTATGTTGGCTGTTAACTCTGCGTAATTCATTGTTACGCCATAGGCCCACGGGCCATAGTGCCTTTAACAGCCGCGCCAACGCCCCGAATCTTAACTCCAGACGTCTTAACGTCCTTCATGCTAGGTTTAGGTCCGTATACTTTAGGTACACTCATGACCTTAGCGGGGGTATTGTTGTCTTTTTTCATAACTAGCTCCTATCCTGTGGTAACCGTAACGGAACCAATAGAGGTTATACCTACAAGATTATTAGGGGTTAATCCATAGAGGTCTTGCAGGCCAACAGGGTCCCACCCGAATTGAATGTCTCTACTAGCCACTAACTCTGCGGAGTCGGGGCGAGGATTTTGTAAGGCCTGCGGGTCGTTCACAGGGTATTCGCCTACATGAAGCTGGGGCTGGTCGGGGTTCCAGCACTCAGGGCAGGCTTTGATATTAGTGTCCTTTCCCTTACGTACGAGGCTTTTTAGGTTCCGTAATTTGTACTGGAACCCACATACATCGCAGATTCCTAGCGCTTTTTGTGCTGAAGCGAATCGGTTAGACACTACTACACCCTCGCCATTCGAGGCACAAACCGAACGGAGGCTTTCTCCCTATCCTCCCCCGCTGCCAATTGAAATTGCTCCTCGTACACCGCTTTAAGCATGTCAACACGAGGCATAAGGTCTGGGACTTTAAGTGATATGTAGTAAGCTAGCCCAGCCACAAGGCAGGGGAAAAACCGGAAATTCATATCCGCTGTCTGGACACCACTACCGGCATCCTCAACACGGCGCATACGCCAATATACAAATGTATAGTCGTTGCTGTCCGGCACAGGCCAAATATTGATGCGTGGTGCGTCTCGGAGCCGCTCTACCCATACCTGAACGGGGCGTCCCGTAGTCAGTTTATTCGGTATAGAGGCAAACGTGCTGACACTTATTCGACTGATCGTGAGATCAGATTGGGTGGATGCGTCGCCCGCACCTGTACGAATAACCTGTTCTAGGAGGTCGATGGTGTCCGCAGGGAGCGTATATTGGCCCGTCCCGTTCGTAAGGCTAAGAGAGCCACTGTCAATGGTCCACATATTGATGCCACGGTTCTGCCACTCGATAGTAAGGAGGTTCATAGATCGCCGCGCCGTGCGGAGGTCATAGCCAGAACGCATCTCGGACCCCGCGCGCTCCCACGCCTCTTCAGCTATCTCCGTGAAGTCCATATCAAAAGCGGTTGTGCCGGATGTGGTCATTTTTTCCAGCCTTTACGCGCTGCTTGCTTAGCTTTATTAGACAGCCCGCCGTAGTGGAGGAGTTTTTTTGCGGTTTTAGACATAACCTTACCGGTCATAACCGTACCATCAGGGTGTTTATGTGTGCCCCCCAGGTGCTCTCGCCCATTGGGGAAGTAGTGTTTTACGCCCTTACCCATTGAAATACTCCCTAACCTCTTTTAGTAGGGACGCTTTAGTCTTGCGACGGTCTAGCTCCACACCATAGCCCCGCATAAGCGTCTCTAGTTGGAGCTTGGTCATGCTAGCGTATTTGGGAGGAGCTTCCACGGAAGGCTGCATGGTAGCGAGCTTGGCTTCAGCTTGCGCCTTAGACATAAGCTCGAACACAACTACATCGTAAGTTCCGTCCGGGTTATTAGTCCTTATCTGGTATACAGGCTCTCCAGTGGAAAACCTACCGTTTTGAAATACTTCCATCACTTAGACCCTTTCCGCTTGGTGGGAGACACGCGCCGTGGCTTACCTGCGGGTTGGCCCAAACGCTTCTTCTCGCCAACTTTCTTACGTTTCTCAGCTGCGCTCATCTCACCACTAGTCTTGGGGGTTTTACTGGAGACTCGTTTAGTTGGCCTGCAGTAGGGGGTACCTCGTTTTTCGCCCGCCTTACGCCCACAAGCCTTGCCCGTACTAACGTCCTTCCAGTCCTCTTTGAACCAGCGTTTTAATGCTGCTCCCTTTTTGGTCTTGCGAATGGCCATTAGCCCCCTGCCTTTTTCTTCCTACACTTAGCGATTGCCCCGCTCGCGTACGCACTCGGGAAAACTTTGTAAGAAGATTTAACTTTACGGTAACACGCGTCCTTAACTGCCCCGCCCTTCTTATAGCTTCTGCTAGAAGCACCGCAGCTGTCGGATTTGTAATACCTACGCATCAGCGCATTTTAGCTTTGCGTACGCCGCGTTGCGCAATACCAGCGCCGCGAACCTTACTACTAGACTTCTGAGGGGGTTTCTTTGTCGTTACCCTCGTGGGTTTGCTTGTGGACTTCTTTGTGAACTTCTTTGTGGACTTCTTTGTGGACTTCTTCACCGCTCCCCCGTCGGCAAAAAGAGCCCCGGCGATACCCCCTACGGTCGCGGGGTAGGGCCGAGAGGTACCGCCACCGAGGTCCTTCTGGACGTCTTTAAGGCCCGTTCGCGCCTGAACAGCATTATTTCTAATATTGCTGGAGGCTTCACCAATAGTCCCCAATTGATCTTTGACACTACTTCCCTTACGTCCCGTTCCACCAAGTGGAGATGTGGTGGGGTTGGAGGGAGTAGGAGTGGTGGGGCTGGGGGTAGTAGGACCGGGGAGGGATGGGACCGGGAGTATATCTCCGGGGGCTGGCGATGGCACCCGCATATCGCCGCCCACGGCGAACTTCTTAACTGACCTTGAGGGCTTCTTTGCGGCCTTTTTGTTCACCGCCCCGCCGCGATTATAGATTATTCCCATGCCTGGAGTGCCGATTTTATCGGAAATACTGTCGATCGCCCTACCGGCCATCATTGAGGTCTGGCCAACTAGCCCAGAGTCATTTTCTATGGCCGTTATGTTTCCTTGGATGCCGTCGCCGCCAGCTGTTGTGTAGCCGATAGCCCCGGGCGCGGGCGCGGCGTTACCCCGCATATCGCCGCCGTGGGCGAACTTCCTAACATTCCTAGTCTTCGTAGTTTTCTTAGTTTTCTTAGGCTTCATAGGCTTCATAATACGACACCCCTTAACGCATTTTACAGGTTTTGCCGCCACGAGCGATGCCGTAACCCCTAACCTTACCGCCGGACTTCATACCCACCTTACCCCGCTTCCTCTCCTTCTTCTTTTTAAGCATCTTGCGCATCTTGCGCATCTCTTCGGGGGTTGGGCCTTCCATACGATCCATGCCGGGTGGCATAGGGCGAGGAGTATTTGCGCGTTGCATCTGCTCTAGGTTCAACACTGCGGGCGCTCCACGTGTAGAGTCCTCTGCCATGGACATCCCGCCCGCTTGGTATTTCATAACTTTGCCCCCGCCCATCATCTTGCCTTTGCCGTCAACGGCGTAGTCAGGGACCATTTCCCCGTTAGGGCCTTTAACCATGTTGAGTTTGCCACCAGCTTTGTAGCCACTTTTCATCTTCATGAGTCTATCCCCTGCGTTAGCAGTTCCATTTACGTAAGCTCTTATTGATGCGACTGTTAGGGTCGTTCGCCGTCTTAGAGCTCGTGTTGCGTTTCTTCATACCCTGCATCCGGGCACAAAAAGATTTACGTCGATTAGCGGCCTTAGAGCCCTTCTTGAGCTTACTAGGCTTGGTAGTCACAGCGGTCTTGAGTTTGCTGCCAGGATTTTCCCGGCGATAGCTCGCCACGCCTTTTTTATTTAGCCCACCAGATTCGCTCTTACCCTCCTTACGCGTCCAAGCAGCGGTACTACCACCACTCTTAAAAGCCACGTAAGGAGGCTTAGTATAGTAGCGTCGCACAACTAGAACTTCTTACGCATATACAAAACGATTGTATACGTATCCGCGCTAGTGTGCCCTACCGTGGTGAAGTTAACGTCCCCTGTTTTACCAGACCCTGCATTGTTGGTCAGACCCCCAAAGATAGTGTAGTCGTGACTACCACTCTGGTTCTCTCCCAGCTCGATACAAAACTGGTCAGTAGAGGCGTCCCAAAGTATCTTCACTTTCATGCCGATACACTGCCACCAGATACGCTCTATCTCTACACCCGTGCAGGGGAGACCGTTCTGGTTGGGCTGGAGGGCGCTGACGTCAACCTTAGTAACTGCGGATTCGCCAGTGCCGTCAGACACGTTGGTAAATTTCATTACCACGTGCCCAGGGCCGTCGACTAGAGTTTGAGAAGTTACAGCATCAGCCATAGCTACCTCCTATTACTGGTCGGTAAACGCAGGTGCATCAGCGCCTTGTTGGTAACCCCAGATGTACCAATTTACGGTGTCTTTAGCTGCAATGTTAATTTCCATCAGGCCAAAGTCAGTTAGGGTTAGGATAGAGTTCGAGTTCCCATCGGCGTACACGCTCGCGGGAGTACCTGTAATGTGGAGAACACCACCAAGATAAAAGTTAGTGTCTGATCCGGTATCAATAATAAGGTTCTCAGTCTCTTCAGCAGCCCCACCATAGACTAATTTGAAGCTGGCCCCTGCAACGGGGGCAGGCAGCGTTAGCGTACGGTTAGCGGCGAGAGCAGGCACTACAAGGGTGCGTCCGCTGTGAGTGGCGTTAGTCAAACTAGCGTTAGCGTCGGCTAGCGCAACAGGTGCGCCCCCGTACGTGGTAACTTCGGTGATTGCGCCGGTGGAAGTATTCTTACTGACGGCCTTAAAGGTGCTCTCAGAGCGCACTGGGCCTGAAAAAGTCGTGTTAGCCATGGGAATCTCCTGTCGTGGCTAGTGTCAGCTACAATATGCAGCTGTCAGGGATAAGGTATAGTACAGAATAAAAAGGGGGGTAGCAAGTACCCCCCTTCCTACGCGTTGCGGCGTGTAAACTACGCGCCGGGTGAGCCAAAGACCCCAAGAGGATCAGAGACACCAAACGAATAACGTTCGCGTGCCTTATAACGGCTGTTGCCCGTATCGAAATCGGCGTCCATGGACGTCTGCATCGGGGTACGGACAAAGTGCTTGAGGCCGTTTGGAACGTCAGTCATGAGGAACCAAGCGTTCGTATCGGTCAAGTAGTGGTTAACTGAGTAACCTTCAGGAATAGCGCCGTTGTTACGGATAGCGTTAATATCGTTATCCGCCGTACCGACACGGCCTTCAGTCTCCAGAAGTCGCGTAGCAACAAACTGGAGCGCCGGAGGAATAATCAACTTACGCGGCTTAGCCGCAATAAGAAGACCACGTTCGTCCGTCCAACCAGCGATCTGAATGATCGCAGCCTCAAGAGAAGTTTCATTGAGGTCCGCAGCGACAGCAAGGGTGTTTGAGTTAACACCCCCTGAAACAAGCGGGTGGTCGGTAGCGCAAAGAACCTTACCGTCACCGTAGGTAGTGCCACTGAACGCGCTGTTTAGCACAGCAGCGCCTTTGACCTGTTTGGTGTACGCCATAGCGCGAGCGAGAGCCTTTGTATAACGAGACGACAGGGAGTCGTACAAGTTATCTTCAATAGCTTCCTCGGTAACCGAGAAACCCATCGCGATGGTCTCGTGCGTGTAGCGTGCGGTCCACGTCTCCTGCGCGTTGTCGTATTCGATGGCAGAGCCTTCGTCTTTGACCGGCGCAGCAGAGAAGCCCGACAGCTTCGTTTCTTCCTCAAAAGAGCGATCTGAGGTCTCGGCCTCAAAAATCTCTTTGTGCTCCTCGCCATACTTGGCGTATTCAAGCCCGAACAGTGCGTTCAAACCGGGAAGGAGCTCTTTGAGTAATTGGGCGCGTGATATAGCCATTTTACTTCACTCCTTACACGCCGGTTACGTTATTGAACTGGTGACCTGCGTTCCATTTAACGTAGGCCTCAGTATAACCACCGGATGAGTTTTTGGTTTCTTCCACTAGTCCGACAATACGGAACGGAAGAGTGTTAGTGGTGGCCGACGTGTCGTTGAGCCCGCCACGAGAATTACCCGTCACAGAATCACCGGTATTATCGACGCCCGCGCAGTTTGCACCGATGTCCGTAAGTGCATAATCTCCGACCGTAGTGCCCGAAGACAATACAGCAGCCTTAAACAGTACGTCCGTGGCATCCACCACATACGCCTGAATATCAGCAGCAACAGTGCTAGCCGGGAAGGACTGACGGAAGATCGGCTGCGAGGTGCCGGGGTCCGTATACGTAACGCCAAGAAAGACGCCGATTGGCGTCATAGCAGCATCAAACGTGTCACGCTCGATGGTGCCACCGGTAACGAGTTTAACAGCGTCTCCGTAGAAGATACTCGTAGCATAGCCACTAGCGATGCCATATTGACGAGTAACGCCTACAAAGGGTGCGCCGCTCAACAGCTTTACCGGAGCGAGCCCGTAAGGGCCGCTAACAGTAGGATAAGCCATGTTTAGCTCCCATGGTTAGGTTAAGTTCCATTTCCGAATGAGACCCGCGTCTTACGCTCGTTAAAAAGCGGCATACGTGGATCGTTTTCTCGCATGAGGTTGTTATCTACGGACTCCATCTGGGAACGGGCTTGTTGATTGTAATAATCAGACCGTTCGTCAACGAGTTCCTCTGGAGCCTTACAAAGCAAAAGACCACCAATCACGACGTTATCCTTGAAGCGGTCTTGCTCCACGGAAACCATAGTAATTTCGGGGTGGTCTGAAGCCTTTACGGGCTCCCAACCTTCACGGAGTTTTGAAGAAACGTTCGTGGCGTCAAGTTGACCTTGCGTAGATACACGCACCCAATGATACCGGTATCCGGGCTCGGGGTCCGGTGAGGGAAGTACCTCTGGACGTTGCCAAGCACGACGACGAGTATCTTTCTCGCGGGTAGTGTGTTCTCTGTTGGTACGATTATCAGCCATTACTTTTCCTCATCTCTAGTGCAACCTGTGCGGCGTAATCTTTAAGGGGGACTCCAAGCCGTTTGGCTAGGTTTACTTGTGTCTGCGTTAGGGTCACCTTTTTAGGTGCTGTGCTCCGCGTAGCGGGTGCAACCACATTGGCCGGACGTCTAGTAGCCCTCTTATTGTCGCTATGCCTAATATCTTCCGACACGTAGTCGAAATCATTAGGGAATACTTCTCGCATACGCGCATTCAATGCGTCGTAGTAGTCGTCGCTCTGGGGGTCTACCCCAGATTTAACGAGTTTGTTATGCAACCCCAGCGCAAAACTCGTCATCTCGTCATCTACACCGAACCACGTATTGGACTTAGCCCACTGCGCGGCCCGTTCATCTACTGGTGCCGGGGCGGTATTTTCAGTATTACTAGCAGTATCTACAGTGGTATATTCATCCTGTAAAGAAGGAATCCTAATAGCCTCTAAACGATCTGCTTTAATTTTAGCGTTAGTCAACGCTTCTTGAGCGTTCAGTACCGCTTCGGAATCCCCAGCCTCGTAAGCATCCTTATATGCCTTCTTTGCTTGTTCTAGCTCAGAAGCCACTGACTGCTTAGCTTGCCCAAGGAGAGCGGTCTGGTTCTTACCAACGGTACCTTTTAGATCACGGTTCTCCGCGATTAACTGTTGAGTGTAGCGTTCTAGTTCTTGCTGCTCACGTAGCGCTAGTTCTTTTGCGCGCCGCTCATCGTGGTAGCCTTTACTGAAATGCTTGATGCGGTTCTTAACTTTTTCAGAGTAGTCCGCGAGTTCTTCATCAGTTACAGCTTCCGGCGGAGCAGACGCCTTACGGCCACGATCTGGTTTAGGCGTATCATCCACCACCTCAATATCAATATCTTCATCTTCTTGAGGTGTCGTAGTACGCTCCGGGGGATCATCGGCAACATCACTAGGCCCTTCCATAAATAAAGCACTGGACGGCTCCACCTCGATCTCTAGGCTGGTTTCTGTGTCTGGGTCAGGAAGAGAAAATTCAACTTTCTCAAACGGCATTATATCTCTCCTAAACAGTCATGATGCCACGGGGGTCGGGGATAACGGCTTCAATAGAGTCATCGTTCATTAGACGAAGCTCTTTGCCGTTAACCTTAAAACGAGTACCCGTGTTCATGCGGAACATAACGTAGTCTCCTGGCTTACACCAAGGACCTTCAGGAAAACGTTCTTTATCGCTATACGCATCGCTCCCCATGTCGATCACAATGCCCATTATCGACATAATGTATTCTTTGTGTTTTTCGGCTTCTGTCTTCAAAACAGAACTACCTACATAGTGGTCTTCTATTTCAGGGAGCGCGACCAACACTCGGTACCCGGCAGGTTTAGGAAGCTGCGCTTCCCACTCCTCATCAGTAATGTCTGGCTTAATAGTAGCTACATTAGTCATCGTTATCATCCATATGGCTGCGCAAGAGGTCTTCCATGTATGAGAGTGTGGCGTCGAGACCCCGAACTACACCACACAATTCCCTATACTCAGCGTAATCTTTAGGACCACCCTGAGATAGAAAATCTACTGCAGAGGAGCGTTGCTCCTCGACTTGATCTTTCAGCACGTCAAAGACGGTTTTTGCCATGTGTATTACTGACGTTTAATTGGTGTGGTAGCGGCCTTGAATATCTCAAGGTTGAGAGTATCGGAGGATATCTGTTCTTTTACGCCTGCTTGTTTGGCGTCTATAGCTACAGAAGCCGCCTCCAACTCCAGTTTTTTAGCCGCCAAGAGAGCATCAGTACGATCAGCCTTAGTTTTACGCTGTTGCTCAGCCATGCGTACCTGCAGGTCAGCCGCATCTTTTTGAGCTTTTCGTTGGACTTCAGATTGTTTAATTGCGGTCTCTTGTTGACGTAGCTGTAGGATAGGGTCTTGCGCCTGCTGCTGCGCCTGTCGTTGCGCGGCCTCTTGCTTATGACTCTCTGTGAGCTGTTTGCCTGCATCTGCGACCAGCTGGGCGAGATACACTTCAACGTCCTGCGGTAGAGTTTCACCTGGGGGTGGGAGGGGGGCACCGAGCTTCTCCTCAATCTGTTTGCGATAATTAAACCCTAAATGCTCAGCAAGATGTGCCTGCAGGGATGCCATAATTTGCTGCGCCTGCGGGTTTTGCCCAATAACCTGCGCAACCATGGGGTCCTGCATAAACGCCGTATGCGCAGCAATATGCGCATCGTGGTCTTGGTAGATGAAAGCGCGCATAGGCTTGCCAACAAGTGCGTCCATGTTCTCGCTAACAGGGTCTTTAGGATCAAGGTCGTCTTTGGTGGGCACAAGTTTGTCGGCGTTTTTAACGCCAAGCACCTCAATCATCTGGCGGTGCAGTGCGGGTAGGTCATATATCTGCGGTGCCGCTTGCGCCATCTGGAGGACAGCTTGGTATTGGACCACACGTTGGGCCATAGTGGAGCTGTTAGGGTCGCTGACGGGGATTACATCTACCGCAGCGTAGTCAGCTTGACGGGCGGTAACCTCCCCTCGTAGGGGCTCATATCCGTACTCAGCGGGGGCATACTCCTCCATGATAGCTTTAAGGAGCTTAAACTCCTGCTTCATAGCAAAATGTACACGTGCCTGAACCGCTGCCATTGGCTTGAGAGTACGTTCAAGAAGCGCCAGCGTAGTCCCAACCGGCGCGTTAGCGGACATATCAGAGATATTCATATCGCTGATAGCCCCTAGCCTACGTCCTTCAGTAGTTATGGTGTTTAGGAGCGTAAGGAGCGTCTGGGACGGCTCTTTATAGGGCAGCGGCATAATGTTATCGCGCACGCTACCAGACGGGACGTCCACATCTCGCCACTCTCCGGGCTCAATCGGCGTATCATCCCCCTTAATGCGTAGCCCCCGCGATTTAAGGCCCCCTGGGAGGTTAGACAGCGTACCTGCGTCGACCAATTGACGGATTATGGACGTACCAGCCTTCGCGTAGCCCCCGATAATATGGATCAAACCAAGTCCGTAAAACCCAAAACCCGGCACGTAAACATAATGTACGAAATGCTGCCTTTTTAGCATCAAGGGGTCTTCGGGGTCCCAGTTACGGCGGATGGCTAGAACGGTGTTAGTCCCGCGTTCAATAGTCACTACGTAAGGGCGGGCTATGTAGGGAATACTGTCCTCACCCCCGCCCTCGTCTTCGTCCTCGTCCTCGCCATCAATACCGTTAATAACCATATCGGCATGGACTTCGTAGATTGCGTAGCGTTCGTCGTCAGTGATTGAATATCCGCCTTCTTCGGCTTTTTTCTCTTCAATATCAGTGCGGTAAGCGCGCGGCTCCCCTAGCTCTACATCCCTATAGAAGCCACTAGCCTGTAGTTTGCGAAGTTCGTTCTTAGTTTTACGCATGATGTGCGTAACACGTTCAGCGCTCTCGATATGAGACGCGCCGTACGGGACAATAACATCCTCTGCGGGCACGTAGACAGCCACTTGGCGCATGATATTAGGGTCGAAATACACTTTCTTAAAGGCAGACCCTGCTAGCCCTAGACTATAGAGCATACGTTCATGCTCGGGGCGATACTCAATCATACGCTCCGTAAGCTCGTAGTTCATGTCCGCCTTGACGCGCTCAGCTGCCTCCAATTTATCTTTATCTTCTTTACCGAGGATTTTAACTCGAACAGGCCCTGCGGCGGGGAAAGTTTCGCTCATTGTCTCCGCTTGAAAACGGATTGCGGCCTCGGCGAGGATCGTAGAAAACACGCCGCAAGCGCCTTCCCACGGGTCTGTACGCTCCTCGTACTTGAAGCCTAGGACATCCAGTCCCTTAACGAAGCTGTCCGCCCAATCCTTACGGCTCTCAATATCTGTATCAACATGACCCACCAGCTCGCTTGATATACGAGTGAGTTCCATATCGTCTAGGGACTCAGCCAAGTTATCATCAAAAGCGGTAGGCCCTACGTCTTCGCCAGGAACGAGAGTGATCTCTACGCTGCCGTCATCCATAGTAACCATATCGGGATTGACAATATCAATCTCAAACCCTGCGCTCGTATCGTCCATCTCAGATTCTTCTTCAAGTCCGAGTGGTGCTGCGTACAGCCCTTTTTCAATAGCCATGGTCTATCCTCTAATAGTAGCCGCCCCGGCGTTGCTTGAAAAA